GCAGCTCCTGCATCGTGCCGGGCTCCAGCGCAACCATAGGCGTGAAGCCATCGCCCCCGACCTTGATGGGCGCACCCGTCAGCGGGTCGAGCATGGGCGGGCCGTCCACAGCGGGCTTGCGGATGAAACCCGCGAACAGGTTGGCTACTTCTTGGCGGAACAGGACAGCGTCGTCGTAGTTATCGAGGCTGCGCAGGCGCTTGAGCACCGGTGCCAGTCGAGGCACACCACGAAGCTGGCCGGGCTCCACCGGCTCAAAGATGTGCAGCATCTGGCTCGCCGGGATGCGCACCAGCATGTTGTATCCGGCGTTGATCGAGGTCATGTCACTGGGGTGTGAGCGATAACACCAGTAGGCCACCCGCTTGCCGAATCCGTTGAACTCTATCCCGGCACGGATGATGTTGCCGGTGCTGGTCACCTCAAACTTGTCATGCGGTACGAACTCGGGGGCCAGGCATTGCAACTGAAAAGGCACCGCCAGGCCGTCGTCCATGCGCCTTGGGCGCAACCGCACAAAGCATTCGCCCGACTGCTCAACCGTCCGGGCGATCAAGGCTTGCTGACCGTAGAAGTCCGTCAGCTGATCGGCATCGGACTCATCCACCCAGTCTTCCCAAGTCTCCTGAAAGATCCGGCGCAATTCCTTGTCCGCGATTCTGGGCTGCGGGGTGATGCCGGTGCCGATCAGGTTGCTGACCCGGCGATCAATAGCATTGGCCGCATACGGATCGTTGCGCACCGCTGCTCTGGAGCGGGAACGCAAGTTGCGCAACGCTGGCATGATCAGGCTGTTGACGCCTGTATCAGGTGCGTCCCATGTGGCCGATCGGCGACCGTCGGCAGCGCCTTCGTAACTGGCCTTCATGCGCTCGGGCAGGACGAAGCCGGAACGCGTCAGCGTGGGGTAACGAGTAGTCACAGGCCCTTGCCCCCATGGTAAAGACGGATGACGCGGGAGCGCGGACCGGCAGCATTGGTCAGGCTGGTACGGATCAGATCGCGAGCCTGGATCAGTTCATCAACCGAGCGGTACTCGACCGTCCGATCTGCGTAACGCACGATCTTTTCGCCACGCCCTATCGCTGCCTCGACGGCATCAAGGTGCTTCTGGGTGTAAGCCATATCAACGTCTCTTCAGATAGCCGCTGGTGGAAGCACGGCGTTGCGGGGGTTGCGGGGCCGGACGAGCCGGCGCTTGGACGGCAACAGCCACAGCCACAGGCGTGGGTCGGGGTTCCGGCGTCGGTTCAGGTTTGGGCTCGACACTCAGGCGCTCGGCCACAGGGGCTTTTGCGTGACCGGTGTCGTCGAACAGACCGGCTTGAGCCAAGGCATTTTTGAGCCTGCCCCAGTCATGCTCGCCGTATCGATGCAGCCCCAGGTAATGCGCCATCGCCAAGCTGTACACCAGCAAGTCCAGCGCTTCGTTGCGCTCTGCCTTGCCCTTTACCCACTCGATGCGCTTAAAGCCTTTTACATAACGGGTGACCTTGCGCTCGGCGACGCATTGGCCAAAGAAGTCATCGGGCAAATCCCTAGGGAAGTGCAATGCTCCCGGCCCACTTTCCAAGTGGTAGCGGTTATAGATCCAGTCCTTTGCGGTGTCGGTGCCGACCATCCAAAGCTCCGCCCCGTTGCGCTCGGTCTGGCCTTTCCATGTGACGTCTACCAGCGAGGGCCGTTGAGCGATAACCGGCTTGCCGGGTTTGCTTGCGCCCTTGATCGCGAAGATGTTGCGCCAGCGCCGCACGCGGCAGAACTGATACACCTCGTGGGTGTGGTGTCCGCCTGAGTCGACGCCCGTTGCCAGGATCGCCAGGCTGACACCACAAGGATGGCGGTAACGCTCTTTGAGCTTTTCATCCAGCACCAGCCAGGTGCGATCATCAGCTGGATCGCCCATGATCACTTGGAAGTCAACGATCCAGCGCTCCATGCCTTCGCCCCAGCCAACCACCATCATTTCCAGACGGTTGGCCTGCACGTCGACAGAGGCCGTGAGCGACAGAACGCCAGCGGGCATGGTGCCCAACACGTAGTTTTCCAGCAGCGCTCGGGCCTGCAGGACATCCGCTTTGGTTTGCTCTTGTGCGCTGTCCCAGACCTTGGCAAGACGGGTGTTGTAAAACACCTGCATTGGTTCAAGGTCGCCGCGATCCTGAGCCTTTTTGGCCTTCTCATATTGCTTGGCCAGTGATGACCAACTCTGCCAGCCCAGCGGGGCATACAACGCATTGAGGTGGAAACCCACCGTCTCACCGTCCCCGTCGGCATGTGAGCGCCATTCGCCACGGGCGAGCATGTCACCCTTGTGAAACTCCTCGATCAGCACGTCGCAGTCAGGCCCGGCGCACTGGTAATGCACGGTGCTGAAATCAGGCGAGTACAGCAGGCGTTCCCACTCCAGCGTCTGCATGTGCCCACACGTTGGGCATGGCACGTAGTAGTAGCGCTGGTCGCTGGTAGAGAACAAGTCATCGATCCGCGAAGCGCCCTTGATGGTTGGCGAGCTGGAGAAGTAAAACTTGGCGTTGCGGCCGAAGGTACTGCCCCGCGTCTCGGCCAGCTCTATCGGATCACCCTCATCATCGACGTCCACATCCCAGCGATCCACCTCGTCGCCATAGACAAACCGAGCCGACAGCTCAGCAAGGTTCGCCGCAGAACCGGCTGTGGTGGCGAACAACGCCCCGCCTTCAAACTCTTTGGTGTCCATCGTGTTGCGGGCGTCACGCGAACGCGGTGAGGCCACACGTTCGCGCAGGACCGGAGTGGCATTGATGGTCTTGCTGATCCGCGCTGACACTCGCTTCGCCAGGCTCAGGCTGGGCAGCAACGTCAGGATGTTTGAAGGCGACATGTGAATCAGCGCGCCGATCCAGTTCAAAGCGATCTGGGTTTTCATCAGCTGCGACGCCACCATGGTGACGACCCGTTTGCAGGGATGAGCCGGTGACAGGCACCGCATGGGCTCACGGGCATAGGGTGTCCGGGCCGTTCGATATTGGCCGGGCTCCGCGGCTCCGGTGTCACGCGGAATGCGCATGTACTCATCGGCCCATTCATCGACCCAGAGTTCCGGGTCGGGCTCAAGCCCACGGCAATACGCTTCGCGGTACACCTCGGCACCGTCTGCGTATCCAGTGGGCATAGGTCTATTTCTCGGTCATGGCGTGTTCAAGGTCAGCGGTGGTCATGCGGGCGGCATCCTCAAAGATGCGGCGAAATGCGCCGGTCAGGTGTTTTTCGATTTGCCAGGGGTCAGTCATTGCAGCCAGCTCCGGGGCCAGTTGCGGAGAAAGGCCGAACATCAGGTCGCGTACGGTGCGGCCAGCAGTGAAAGCGGCTTTTGAAACCGCTTCCCGCGCAACAAGATTGCCTTGGACCTTGTGAAACTCAGCCTCGGCCAACTGCCCGAGGTAGTACTCGCGATGCGCTCGGGACTTCTGAAAGTCCGGGCCTTTGTTTGGGGGCTGCACCGCAGGTGTTTCGGCGCTGGGCAGAACTTGGCTGTAAACGTCGCGATCAACACGCCCCTCTTCATGGCGAGCCGCGACAGCGGCTTTGCTCGGATCAGCGGATTCGGCCAGCAGCGCTTCGGTGGCTTCCAGATCGATCTTGCCGTCCGGCGTGAGAACCAAGCGTTCCTGCTTTGCCAGTTTGGAAACGTAGGATTTGGCCCAGCCGCGCCGTGCTGCGAAGTCCGACTTGCTGATCACTGTCATGCTGAAATGTCCTGTTCACCCAATGAATACGGGGTGTTCACCTGTTCACCGCAGTTCACTAAGCTGGTGAACCGTCCGCTAACCAAATCCCGCGAGTCCGCAGCCCCGTATACTCCGAAATACCCCAGGGTCCCCCGCCACTTGGGGATTTACAGGGTGTCAGTGCTTGATTTCGGGCCAGGAATAGTCGTTGCAAACCTCAACGCCTTGGCGCTGATCATGCTCCACTCCACTGTGCAGTTCGGCCTGATCATGAGGCTATGGGTTGTAAGACAAAAAAAGATTGTTTATAAGATTGGATCCAACCAAGAGGAATTACACATGAAACCAGGCTTCGACATAGGAATCTTGAGCTTCGCCCTACCACTGGCTTTTTGCCTCCTGTATCTAGCTGGACGTCAATTAAGGACTTTTGGCGCTTGGATGGACAACACTGATCGCCCGAAAGAGCGAGCCAAGGCCTATTTGGTCATCGCCGCTATTTTTGGGTTCATTATTGGAAGCATGATGCAGCCGCTTTACGATAGGAGTAGTGAATGCTCTGCAGTAGGCCAACCCATAGTTCCATGTCTCTTCAATAGCTCTATCTGACCAACGCAACCCGATTGGAGGTCAAGTCCAATCGGGTTTTCAAAAGGCGCTCATGATCACCACTTTCGTGGCCCAAGCATTCCCCTTCCTGCTTGTCTGAACCAGATGGACTTCACTATTCATGATCACTCAGAGCCAAGAACAAGAAATGGCAGTGTCTGATATTTTGGTGCGGCCTAATTGCTCTGGCTGCGCAGGATCTGCGCGTCGACCTGATCGGCGCAGGTGTCGAGCAGCTTGATGGCCTGATCCTTCAACTCCCACACGTCACCGTTCGAACGAAGATCCGCCTCATCGGCATTGATACGTTCGCAAGGAATCAGCTCAGGGGGTTCGATTCGGACTGCTGATGTTTTTGTTACCACCACCGGCTTTCCCGCGCAGGCCGTCAGGCAAAGGCTGAGAAGCCCAATCACGAACCGGCTTGCTGTTGCGCTTGAGGTCTTCAAAGTCTTTCCTCGCCTGTTTGGCTTTATCTTCGCTGGCCTTGATCCGTTGATTCAGATCTTTCAAGTAGGCCACGTTGCGCTGGGCTTCCGCACGAAGCGTGGTGATGGTGGCTTCGCTTTCAAGATTGGCGTCGAGCGCTTTCTTCTTGGCCGTGGCTTCAATTTCCACCGCGCCGCGCAATGCGACGATCTGGCTCTGCTGGATGCCAACGAGCAACAAGCCCACCAGCGCAATGATGATTGCAGCGGCGATAGCCTTCATAGTGAATCCACCTTCCGGCCAATGAAGCGGGCCACCAATTCGCGAATGGCCGTAACGCCAAGAAAGCCGATCGTTCCACCTGCTGCTACCGACAAGCTGGGCGGCCAGGTCATCCATTCAATCAGGCTGGACGCAACTAGACTTAACGAGCCGCAGATCAGGGCTTCGAACAAGATCCGGCGCTTACTGGTTTCTTTGGCGTCGTAGAGGATGCGCAGTAGAGAGACGACGATGGCCATGATCATGCCCTGCCACAGTGGATTTGAAATGGCCGCCACGATCCTGGCCCACGTATCTGGTTTGTCGGGCATGGTGCGCATCCGGTTACCCCCTTAGGGGTGAGCTGAAAAACAAAAAACCCGGCGCATTGGCCGGGTTTGATTGTTAGTGCGTTAGCCGCTATGCGGTCGCACCTATCGAAGATGACTACTTTTTACAGGTGGATTCCGGTGGCAGCAAGCCAGTATTAATGCCACCGACGAATATGTAGGCAACACAGCACCAACGCCCCAGCAATGTAGACGAATACACTCAATCGGCTATTCGCTTTTTTGCCCCCTGTCCCACTGTCCCACTAGGCTAGAGACAGGTGGGACGCTTGAAGCCCCCGAAAACAAAGCGTTGTCCCACTGTCCTACCTTTATTGTTATTTCTCCGTGTAAAGAGAGAGTATTTAAAAGCACGCTGACGCGCGCATAGCGCGTGATGGTGCCCGCTACGCTACATGTGGGAATGCTGGTTAAAGGTGGGACAGTGGGACGGAGCAAGGCAGACGGGGCTGTAACCCGTCCCACCACGTAGATAGGCAGTGGGACGAGGTAGGACAAGCGGGAAATGGCGAGAGCCCTCAAGCAGCCTTACCCCACAGCAGCCCCTGAATGCTCAGGTGTGCTTGATGCAGCCGGTCATAGTAGGTCTGCCGACTGCAGCCGCAGTGGGTGATTTTTTGATGCAGGAAACTGTCGCTGTTGCAGTAATGCTCACGCACGACCAACGCCAGCTCGGGTGCCAGGTGCTTGTTGACGATCAGCTCTATGTCGGCAGACTCATCCAGCAGAACACGGCTGCCCCGCGTACCGCGTATCAGCTCCCCTTTGCACTCCATCAGCATGGCGATCATATTCCCGCCTGCAGCGGTTCCACCCGACGCAGGGGAATGCAGGTCTTCAGCCCAAAGTTTCAACATCGCATCAATTCGTTTAATCATCGAAGCACGGCTCATCAAACTTCTCGACAACCAGATCTGACGTCCGGCCCCAGTTCGCGGGCTTTTTGTATACCCACTGTCGCAAGCCGCTCTTCGACAGCACCGATGATCGCGCCCGCTTCCACCCCAGGCGGTGCATGATTGCGCCGACGCGCATCTGCTCTGGCTTGCCCCAATGCCCCGCATCCAGTTTCAACGCGGTGCCCAGCAACTCGTTACCGCTGGTGGTTTCACCGATCTGCGACTCTTCCAGCCAATTCAGAATCAGCCCTTCCCACTCGTCGACCACGAAGCGCTCGTCCTGTGCCTCGGCGAACATGGATGACTCGTCACGATTGACCCACCAGATCTCGCCTGCCTGGAAGCAAAACATCGCCTCAGCCCACAACTGATCACGCATTTCACGCAGCTGCTCAAGTTCGACCTTCGTACACGCAACAGGCCAGTAGCGTCGGTTGCCGGTCGCGTCCTTAAGATATTCTTCTTGGTTGGTCGTACCCACGAAAACACACTGGCGTGGCACGTCGTTTGTTCTCCGGCCATAGCTTTCCCGGTAGGTGTCTGTCGAAGCAGAGAAGAACTGCTTGGCCTTGGTACTCTCGGCCTTGTTGAAGCTGTCCAGCTCGCCCAGTTCGACAATCCACTTGCCACGGATAGCCTGAAACCCATCCTTGTCGCCGAGCGCGAAGGGAGTGTCCATGAACCAGTCGCCCCCGAGGATGCTCATGGCAGTGGATTTACCAGCGCCTTGTGCGCCTTCAAGAATCAACACAGAGTCAGCCTTACAGCCAGGCCGCATTACCCTAGCGACGGCCGAGATCATCCAACGCTTGCCGACCTTTTTGACATACTCAGTGGGTTCTACCCCCATGACATCTATGAGCCATTGCTCCAGTCGCGGCACCCGATCCCACTCAAGCCTCTGCAGGTACTCACGCACTGGGTGAAAGGCATGGTCGTGAGCAACAATGCTCACCGCCTCGATCACGCTGGAAGCTTTTACCCGGAGGTTGTAGACCTGAGCCAGCCACTTCATAACCCGCATATCATCGATGTCAGCCCAGTCGCCAGTGCCACCGCCGTAAGGTGCGGCCCGCAACTTAACGATCTTGGAGCTGAACGCGCTAAAGCTGATAACCCCGGCCCAACGTTCGTCGTTGCCGAGTATCAGCTCGATATTCTGCATATGGGCAATGAGCGCGCCGTTCTCACTGCGTGCCAACTGGTCTTTCCAACCACCTGCTGCTGGGGGCCTGACGACCGCTAACACCTGACGGCGGACGGCCTCTAAACCCTCTGCGACATGCAGATCATTGAAGTCAGTCCATTTGTCATGACGCTCAACCGAGAAGATAGGCGCAACGACCTGACCACCAACGATCAGGGCGGCGTTGGTAGCCTTTTCCTCGCCTGGGTTCCAAAGCTGCCCATTCGGGCGTTTGGTCTTCCAGTCATCATCGCGACAGATGATGATCGGTCGGCCAGGGAGACGGTCACGCATCAGCTTCGCGACCGCGAGCAGGTTGCCCGCATCAAAAGCAATGGCGACTCCGTATGAAGTCGCCATGTGCAGGCTAGCGCCGGTGGCATACCCCTCACAGATCAGTAACGGCTCACCGGGTTCAGGCTCGGGGCCGATCAAATGAAACGCCCCCTCCTTTGACATGCCGTAAGGCCAGTAGGATTTGTCACGCCCTGTATCCTGTTGCTTTTCAGGGTAGATCACCTGCAGGCCGACTATCTGATCGCGGGCGTTGCTCATCGGGACCAGCACAGAGCCTGAACGTGGCGCGTAACGAACACGAAACCCCACGATCTGCTTGCGATCCAGATAGGCGCTTTTGCCCTTATCAGGCATGCGCTTGAACATACCCGCCGCCCGACTGGCTGCACGGCGGGCGGCGTTAGCGGCAACCTCAGCTGCGCGACGCTTAGCGTCCTCCTGGCGAGCGCGCATGACCTCACGCTCTTCAGGCGACATTCGGCCCGCTTTCACCTTGATCTTCTGCGACTCGCCCGAACGCCAGTCACCGAAACTACCGAAGATCAGCGACTCGTTCTTTTCGGTCCAATGTTCGTGAATGACGTACCAACCGTTCTTTTCCTTTCCCTTGTCCTGGGATGTCTTGCAACGGGTCAACTTGCCGAACACTAACGGTTGAGCAGGCTCAAGACCGTAGTCAGCGAATTGCCCCAGCACCTCATCGAGCATGACGGGCCTCACGCAATTCCAGCAGGGATTGGCAGGTCAGGCATTGCGTGCAACCGGGTAAGGCAATACGTCGTGCATCGGGAATAGCCTCTTCACAGGTTTCGCAAAAAGGAAACGAGTGAAGCGTGGTTACAGGCTTGGCCGCACGCCGAGCCGCGAGGGCTTGATCTATGCGCTCTTGCACCAAGTCATTAGCGAAGTCGGCAATGTCAGCCATGATCAGCACCCCGCGTCGTCTGATTGACGTAGGAGGCGCGGTTGAACAACCCGAGCAGGCCCTGAATGCCGCGAAACACCTGCAGGCGTATCTCAGCCAGCTCCTGATCGCTCACGACACCGTCGCCGATACTCTTTGCCCATGTCTCGGCAAGGTTCGCGACCTGATGAAAGTATTCTGCAATGCCCGTGGTCAACGTCTCCGGCATGTCGTTGGTATAAGCCTCTGCCAACTCCTGCCAAGTCGTATCACCCACCAAGGCATGCACTGCGTCCAGAATGCGGCGATCCTTGGTCAGCTCCAGGATCTCCCCGAATTCCTGAATGTTGACCGTGTGGCTTGGGTGAGTCGGTGAAAGCTTATGTTGCAGGGTGGTGGGGTTTCTGCCGGTGGTGACGGCAATTGCAGCAGCGCCGCCAGGGTAGTCCCTTGCAGCATGGTAAAGCGCCAGGTCGAGCGGCAGGATCTCCCGCTGCGCCCGTTCAATACAACTCAGAGCAATTCGGCTCATGGCATTAATCCTTGTAAGTTGCCAGTGCCGCGCAGCATGTAGTGGTGATACATTTGCCGCGTGGCTTGAAAGGGTCCACACGCCGGTCTTACCGGCACCGTGCCGAGGCAAACGATCCGTCGTTCACCTCTGGCGCAACAGCTGCCCGCTCTGTGGTGGAAGAGGCAGCAACTCAAGGCATCCGTGCCTTGAAAACGCGATGAAGACCGACGGATTGCATGTGGTGTGCCCGTCAACCTTGATCGCGGCCCGGCTCCGCTGTGGTGGCGCGTGCTGGGGGAAACTGGGCGACCCTTGGGTCGCCTTTTTTCTATGCAGCTTCAGGAACAGGTAGGGCGGGCGGGAAAACATCGTCAAGCGAGCAAGCCGCTCCGAGCTTGTTGAGGGCAGCCGTTATAGCGCGGCACTCTGCAAGTCCTGCGGTACGCCTACCCGCTTCGTAGTTGCTTACACGTGTCTGAGTCCAACCTAAAGCAGCTACAAGGTCTCGCTGTTTTATGCCTGCCGCCTCTCGAAACTCAGCAATCCGATTCAGATTCATATGATCGTCTCCGTTAACACATGGCCATAATAAGCACACTGCGTGATCTTTTCAACACATTAAGAACGAAAAAAAGATTTCATTGCGTGGTAAAAACAGCACATGAACACACTTGGTCAACACATCAGAAAACTCAGAAAAGAAAAAGGCCTGAGCCAGCAGGCTCTGGCTCATGCGTGCGGGTGGGAATCTCAGTCCCGGATCGGCAATTATGAGAAAGGAACCCGCCAACCCAGCCTGCAAGACATCAGGAAAATCGCAGACTCATTAGGCGTTTCTTTTGTCGACTTAGTAGCCTTCACTGATGACAACGCTCAGCCGCTCGTCGTCAAACTCAAGGACTCAGCACCCAGGCTTACTGGGAAAGCAAAGGAAGGTCGAGTGCCGGTAGTAGGAACCGCCCAACTGGGCAATGAGGGCTACTTTGACGCCTTGGACTTCCCACCCGGTCATGGGGACGGCTATCTAAACATCCATAGCGATGATCCGGATGCCTACGGACTGAAAGTCACAGGCGATAGCATGTTGCCACGTATCAAGAACGGAGAATTCGTGCTGATCGAACCGAATAAAAGTTATGTAAGCGGCGATGAGGTCATGGTCCGTACCGCAGCCGGAAGGACGATGATTAAGGAATACATCTACCTGAGGGACGGGATGTACCGATTTGACAGCGTGAACGCGGAGCATCCGCCTATCCACATCGCTGAACATGAAATTCTCGAAATACACCTCGTTGGCGGAATTCTGAAATCATCACGTTTTTTACACACCGCAACCGAAATTTAAGCACAATACGTATTGACACAAAAAGCACACTGCGTGATATTTGCTTCACTCTTCCACCACAGAGCGAGGCAATACCATGCACACCACAGCAACCCTGCACGTCCACCCAAAGGTCACTGACCCGTTGCGCGTCTTCGAGGTTCGTCACCTAGCCATTGTGGCCGGCTGCACCTTCATCACCAGCAAACCAAAGAAGCCAGCCCGTGCCACCCCTTCAACGTTCGATCCGAACGACGGGGGGCGTGCAGCATGAGCAAGTACAAGCTCGACGCTAAAACACTGACCTTGCTCAAAGCGCAGGCCAAGCTGACAGAAACTTTCAACCATACCATTCGCTCCGCAAAGAGCGGTGCACTGCCCTTTCGCCTCAAGGTCGAACACGCCTCGATGGAAACGCAGTTCAGGGTCGAGGTAGGCAGTCAATGCCACTCCCTGACGCTGCCAAACAACCCGAAGATGCACCTCCAGTTGGCAGCTTTCATCGAAGAGATAGCCAACGGCCCGCTCGACTTAGGCACATCTGCGACAAAGCGCTCCGATGGGAAATACAACGTCCTTGACGAGCAATTGAGTCTGCAAGTCTTCGATCTGGTACGTCGGGGCGGCATGCTCAGCCTGGACGTTGGCCTTGAACAGCCGATTCATGTCTCGATTCATCGCAACAGAACCCGAACAGCAGCAACAACCCTTATGACTATCGGAGTCAGGCAGCCTCGAACCAAGTGCTTCACGCTGTCCGGTCCAGATGCAGAAATCCATGAAAAGGTTGTCGAGTCCATCAATCACCTGGCCAGCATTGCGACTCCCGCAATGCAAGCGGCTTAGGAGGAAGCATGGAACGCACCTTGGCTCAGACCGCAAAACAACTTGGCATCAGCAGACCCAAGCTCATCTCTCTGATGAGGGAAAAGGCACTACTCAATGAACGAAACCTTCCCGCCTACCCCACGCGGGACCGCGAGTACATGCGTGTCAAGGACAGTAGCTGGTTCCATCACCAGTCGGGCATGCAGTACAGCCAGTCAACCAGAGTAAAGCAGCCTGGCATACGCTGGCTAGCCGAACAACTGGGGCTGGCTGCGCCTGAAATACCGGCCGACAAACGTGACGTGGCCTAGGGAATACGCTCGCCAGATCGTCGCGCTGCATACGCGGGAGGAACGCAATGCAGCGCTTCTTGAGGTTCCTGAACACCTGCGCGAGCTCACCAAACGGCACTGCCTGAACAGCTGGAACCACCCCAAGCGGAGAAAACCGAATGAACCAAGAAGCGATTGACCGTCTGCTGGTTGAATTGCTGCGCATTCCGCCAGAACAGCGCACTCAGAACGACGTTGCTGCTGTCATTGCTGGTATTAACGCAGCCGCACTAATTGACGCTGTTTCGGCAACGCCATTGCAGCAGGAGCAAATCAAGTTGCTGGCCATCACTGAGTTTTTGGCATGCGAACTTCAAATGGTCGATGCCCACGTCACGCTCGACCTTAGCATCACTCAACCCCAATGGATCCCTCTCACCCTCACGATGCGTCGACCTTGCGCAGGTTACGTATTTGGGCGCGGACGTACAGCACAAGAAGCGCTCATGGACATGTACGACTACATTCCCACCCCCAAAGAAGCTGCAGCATGAAGGACCACAACCAGAATCCGCTACGTCTGATGCCAGCACCGGAAGCGGCGACCGTTGAACTGTTGTATCGGACCTTCGGGGATGTGCTCATCCCCCTAGACAAGCTGCGCGAGCAGTACTTCCGAAACCTCAACGAACGGTCGTTTGTTGCCGAGATTGAGAATGGGCGAATACCGCTCCCGATCACTACCTTGGACACAAGCCGCAAAGCACCGAAGTTCGCGCACATTCGGCATGTCGCAGCTTTGATCGACATCCGCGCATACAAGGCCGATGAAGAGATGGGCAATTCTCAAACTGAATCAGATTCACCGACCTAACCAAAACGGCTGCCACCACCAGCCGGGCAACCTCACCAGGAGCACACCACATGACTACGACTCAAATCTGCGTGTTGATCGGACTCATCATTTCAGCCGGCCTGCTTTTGTGGTTTGGCTACATGATAGGCCGTAGCGACGGCATCAAAGTTGGTATCACGAACGGCGAACAAGTACCGCGCGAACAAGACGTTCTGGCGATCCATGAGCTTGAAGCATCATTGAGGCTGATCCGCACAGACAATGAGCAATTGGCGCGACACTGCGAAAGACTCAAGCGAGGTATGGCGTTTGGTGCGCAAGAACGAGACGCGCTGAACGATATAGCCGAGAAACTGAGAATCGCTGCAGAGACTTTCAGCGCGTTTCGTACCGGCAAAAAGCTGGAACGCGATTGTCTGGCGCTCCGGCAGCAGGCGTTACAAATGGCTGAAGCGCTCGGCATATCAGACCAGCAGGTGAACGCAGCATGAACCGACCTATCCCCCTGCTGCGGCTCAGCCCGCAAGCTGCTGGCGACCTGCACCAGCAGCACACCAAAGCCATTGCCGAACTCCGTGCTACGACCCGCTTCAACAAAGAGCTGAACATTCGACTGAGGTCGATGATTGGCCCTGACGCTTTGCGCACCTTGCGCAAGGACGTCGAGAACGCACTGCTACTGGTCGATCTGGTCGAGGAAAATGACCAGGCGCAGGTGCTTTACGTCGTCGGCACAAAACCAGAAGCGTCCTATGAATCAGCTTGCAACCAAGCATCGGAGGAAAGCGGCAGTGATCGCTCACAGACTGACCACCAGCCGCAAGCCGCTTTGCTCCGCAACAGCAGTTGGAGCACCACACAAAAAACAAACAGTCTCTGCTGCACAGCAGCAGGCATTACTGCTCTTCCCAGCAGCACCACCGAAGCGCCTGTACCCCACGAAAAGCTGCGCGAGGCAGCCACTCATGATGCAACGCTAATCGCTCAAATTCGCCCGCCCGCGCAGCCTGTGGTGGGGGGGAAGGCCCTGTCGCAGATCTGTGACAGACCGTTCCAGCCTGAATGTCCCGTGAAAGAGCTGTACCGCTTTCCCAACGATCATGAACCCAACCTTTCAGACATTGGGCTGAGATGCACGAAGTGTGGCCTGCAGGCCAGCGCTACGGTCACGAATGAGGTGACAGCATGACCTCACTAACGCACCCGCCATTTGATTTCAAAACTCAATACAGCCTGGGCTTCAACGCGCAAGACGACGAGATTGTTGTCGACTTTTTCTGCGGAGGTGGTGGTGCTGGTACTGGACTGGAAATGGGCCTCGGTCGAAAAGTCAGCGTGGCCAAGAACCACAGCGCTGCAGCAATCAGCATGCACACGGTGAATCACCCGGGCGCGAAGCACTTCACGACCGATGTGTTTGACGGCGATCCGAATACCGAGTGCGGTGGCAAGGCCGTGGGCTGGTTCCACATGAGCCCAGATTGCGCCCATCACAGCCAGGCTGCGGGCGGGCAGCCACGCAAGCGCGAGATCCGCAACCTGTCTTGGATCGGCTTGAAGTGGGCAGGCAAGAAGAAACCCCGCGTCATCAGCCTAGAGAACGTAAAGCAGATCCTGCAATGGGGACCGCTGGTGGCCAAGCGTTGCAAGTCGACCGGGCGGGTGGTGAAGCTGGCCGGTGGCATTGCAGCTCCAGGTGAGGTTGTGCCGGTGGACCAGCAGTTTCTGGTGCCAGACCCAGCGCGGCGTGGCCAGACATGGGCGGTGTTCGTGGCCGAGCTGGAGCGCATGGGCTATGCCGTCGAGTGGCGCGTGATCCGAGCGTGCGACTTTGGTGCGCCCACCAGCCGGGAACGCCTGTTCATGATTGCACGCTGCGACGGTCAGCCGATCGTGTGGCCAGAGCCGACCCACGCCAAGCGCCCCGCCAAAGGCCAGAAGCCTTGGAGGACCGCAGCAGAGTGCATCGATTTCACCGACCTGGGCAAAAGCATATTCGGACGCAAGAAGGATCTGGCACCGGCCACGCTGCGCCGGGTCGCCAAGGGCATGAAGAAGTTCGTCATCGACAACCCGGCCCCGTTCATCGTCCCGATTGCGAACTGGTCAGGCGAGACTGTGCAATCGGACAACGAACCGCTGCGCACGGTGACTTCATATCCAAAGGGCGGCGCTTTCTCGGTCGTCAGCCCAGTCATCGCACCAGCCACCCACCATGGCAGCGACCGCATCAACGATCCTCTGGAGCCGTTGCCGACAGTTACTTGCGCCAACCGTGGCGAGCTGATGCTGATCAGCCCTACCCTGATCCAGTCTGGCTATGGTGAGCGCGAGGGTCAGCAGCCGCGCGTGCCGATAATCGACCAGCCGCTAGGCACCGTTGTTGCTGGCGGCGTCAAACATGCGCTCGCAGCAGCGCACCTGTTGAAATTTCGATTCGACGACGCAG